GCTGCTTGAATTTTATGAGCGTGTGATCGACTTGATTTCCTAATTTTTGCCACACTCGCTTTCGCTGTTGCGACATCCTTAAAACCAAGTCCATGAATAGTTCCTTTAGGATCTTCATCGGTATATAAATCAGAATGTTTCTTAGATTTTGCAGGTTGTCCTGCTTTTCTTGGGATGCGAGGATTCGATCCCTCTGAAACTAAAAATCCATCTTCACGAACTTTATATCCATCAGGAATAGGTTTACACTTTTTATCAGTGTTACAATAGTATTGTCCCTTTTTACAGGAAGTCTTTCCCATCTACAGACTATTCAGAGCTATTATTATTTAGTATTCCATCTTTTAACATTTTTGATAACTCACTAGTTGAACCAACAAAGAGTGCATTATTCGTAACAGTGTTTTGAGTTTTTGGATTTTCTGCTTCTATATCTTTAACTTTCTTATGCAAATCTGCTAATTTATCAGTGGTATCTGCAACTGATTTTATAAGTTGCCCTGCAACTTCATATGCTCTCGGACTTGCAGTTTCACCTGCAACTTCCATAATCCCATTAATTGCTTCTTGACCTTTCTCTATGAGTGAATATAAATTACCTCTTGTATAATCATAATCTTTACTAACATCATCAGTGAGTTTCTGAATCTGCTCTTTTCTTTTTTGTTCTTTGACAATTTCAGTCGATTCAACAGGGTCAGTGTTAAAAGTATCATTTAATGAATCATATGAATTTTTCATGATTATACATCTATTCCTCTATTTGGAGCAAATTCTTTAGCATCACCAAAGAACGTACTTGTCTCAGTAAAACCAAAATCATCACCTGGTTCGATGAATGGTTCGTCTTTAGTATCTATAACATTATCTTCGTTATAATCCTTCTTCGCTTTAGGTACAACAGTATATCTTTGTACTCTCTTTGCGGTTTGTGTATTGGTATCTGTGTAGTAATCCAACTGAACCTTGCGAATAAGTCCTTCTGGAGATTTTGCAATATGACCAAACATAAAAGTTTTAGCAGTAAATGAGAGAGTGTAAATTAATGCTCTTCTTGTTGAAAAATCTCCCTCATAATCATCCTGCTGAGATATATTGTTTAATATCATAGGAACATCTCTTTTTTCGCCAATAGATTTTACTAAATCAATTGATAATGTAAAACCAGGTTGAAAGAAAGGTAAAATCTGTTCTAAAATTTGTAGACCATCATCTTGCAATTTAACTAAAATATTTAACTCAAATCCTAAGTTATAAGGAACTGGCATAAAAACTTTTTTTATCTTATCGCCATCATCATTATCAACTGCTTTAAATGTTTGAGTTATCCCTGCTTTACGAGTTGCATCATAAGAAATATTTGTTATCTCAAAAGACATTCTGGGTAATGTAATTTGAGTTGCTTTATTTAATTCTGGTTGTTGTTGTATTCTTGCTAAAAACTTTTGTCTAGGACCGTATGCGACTGGAACTTTAATCTCTGATATTGGATTACCTGCTTGATCATCATGACGCACATGAATATCATTAAACAATGTACCAAATGCGATAACTGTCTTTCTTATTATTTCGTGATAAAAGTAATTTCCTAACATTAAAATGTACCAAATGGATTAGATTCCGTGAAATCGAGAATAGCATCCGCTTCGCTCTCAAATATATCACCTTCATTATATTTATCGGTGCGATTTTCATTATCATATACGGAAACACTATATAATGCCTCTGATGTAAGACCCTTGATGTCCTCTCCCGCAAAGAATCCAGATATTGTTGTTCCAATTCCAACATTACTAATTGATAGTATACCTGTGTCAGCATCCCATGATTTAACTCTTGCTTGTGCACCTGAACGCATTCCTTGAACTATCTCATTAAAGTGATATGTTCCAATTCCACTTATCGTTTCAGGATCAGAAATAGTAACAGTAGGTAGAGCAGAGGTGTATCCAATACCAGCATTTTGTATGAATATGGAATTGACACGATTAAATCCAGAACCAGCATCACCAATAGAGGCAATACCAATTGCACGATCACTTGCAACACCAGCTGCAGGAGCATCTATAGTTACAGTTGGAGCAGTACCAAATCCAAGACCATTATCAGTCATTAAAATTCTAACAACACCATTAGATGCTGTATTAATCGAACAAGTTGCAGCAGCACCTGTTCCACCACCACCAGAGATAGTAATAATAGGTGGAGATGTATAATTTGCACCAGCGTTAGTTAATAATATCTTCTCTAAAGACCTCACTCCTGCCCTCTCAGTTGTAAATGCTACAGCAGTTGCATTATCAAGTGGTAGTCCACTTGGAGATGTGCTAATTGCGACAGTTGGAGTCCCTGTAAATCCAGAACCATCATTATTCAAGAATATTTCACGAATATATCCAGAACCTAAGATTGGAGTTGCTAATGCTGTTCTACCTACTCCTACTAATTTAAGTGTAGTGATGTACCCTTCATCTTGAACCTGTGTATCGATGATATCGAGAGAAGTATCAATAACCTCATCCTCATACTCAAATAATTCACACTTCAGTTTGTAAACATAAGTTTTACCTAACTGATAAAATGGGTCTTCATGTTCAACAAATTTAATCTCAAATAATCTTTGACCTAATGGGAAGAATACTAAATCACCTTCTCTTGGTCTTGATGCAAGGTCAATGTCTTCAGATGCAACCATAAACGGAGCAATAAACTCCTCAAATCTTTCTTTTGATACTGTTAATTCTACTTCATCTCTCAAACTCATTCCAAATTTAGTAAGAACGTCACCAGCACCAGAATACCCATCATATGAATTAACATACATCTCAACTGAGAAATTATCATCAAATTTAGATGCAGTAACTTCTTCTATAATTGTCGCTTGATTTACAAATTTTCTTGGAATATATGTTACTTCTATACCATAAATTCTTAGATGTTCGTTGATTAGATCTTGTACTAATCTCTGTTCACCCTGAGATCCTTGCTGAAAATACGGATTTAATGCCATTATTCATCACCCAATAAAATCAAGAGGAGGTGTTTCGTAGTCCATCATCATTCTGTCTCTTAACTCTGACAGTTCCTTCACTCCTTCATCATATATTTCTCTACCATTTAACTCAAGACCACCAGGTAATTTAGTCCCTCTAAATTTTAATAGGTTTGCACCCCATTGTTTTTTAATTAATGCTGTAAAGTATCTTTTTACAAATGGATCATTATAAATTTGTTCAGTGTCAATTGCACGAAAACAATCAATTACTATAAAATTACCAACTGTTTCGGAACCCCAATCAATATCTAAGTATAATCGATCTTGTCTTTGATTAAATCTTATTTGTTTTTCTGTTGTTAGTAAATGATCAATATCTTCGAGATAAGTTTTAGTCATTGCAAATTGCAATAAATTAACTGAATTGAAATAATATAGGTCATTTAAAAATAACTGATATTTAATACTAAACATTCCTCCAGATATAGAACTGGAATCGAATTTAAATATTTTATTAACTCCCAATATACTGTCTGGAACTGCTAAAAAATTAGAAGTTTCATAAAAATTACTTGTTACCGTTACATTTGATGTCTGAATGCCAGTGGTCGTAACAATACCTACACCATCTGTGCTTTTTGCTGTGCCTCTATCAATATCATCCTGCGTTATTTTATATTTGAGATACATCCTCTCAATTCCATTATAATGACGCTCTTGATATATCTGAACAGTATCGTCCACTGCATCATGTAATTGATCATCATCCAGATTAATTTCTAAAACAGGAGCTCCTAGTTGACGCAAACCGTAATTTATAAGTTGTCCTCTATTGCTTGGTTTCATTTTTCATCCTTTAGATTTGCGATTTCCTCTAGAAGTAATTGTTTTTCTTTCTCGTAATCATTCTTTAGAGTTTGTAGTTTTGCCTCTAATAGAACGTTTTGATTTAATGCTGATGCTAATTTAGAATTATATAAGTTAACAAGTACGTTTACGTCCACTTCATTGTTTTGTTGCATTTAGAAAGTTCCTCCATCTAGAGTTGAAGTCCAATGTGGTTTATTCACATAGACATTTGTTGCTGCACCAGGTACAGATGAAAGGTTTGCAATTGCACCATTCTGACCCTCTCTTCTTAAATTGTTAGTTGTGTTAAATGTTCCTTCCACACCAATCAAATTAACAGAGTTTCCACCTGTTACTGCTGTTTCAACAACACCAAAGGCACCAGTGGTATCTTGTTTAACAATATCACCAACTGCTACTGTTATAGCAGCACTTAATGAACTTAATGTAATTTTTGTAATTGCAGTTAATACTTGTTTTGAAGTAATAAC